ACCAAAATGGTATCTCCATTGGTAAAATCTTCGGTCTTAAAAAGCCTAAATTTAACAGTGACTACAATGGTAGCACTGAAGATTTTGGTGTTGTTAGATTGGATGTTGCATACTAAGTATGTTTTTGTGGGTGGTTCTTTTTGAGCCACCCCTTTTTTAGGAGAAAAATATGAAATTTTTTATATATTTGTTGGGTGTTGGGTTCTTTGTTACCTCATGTGCAACAGTTGGGTCTGTTATAGAAGGCGGAAAAGATATAGCTTTAACTACTGTAGATACAACTGTAAAAACTGTTGGTAATGTTTCAGGCGCAGTATTTACAGATGTTAGTGATGTTGTTACTACTGTAGCAGAAACCTATGATGGCGTAGTAAATACTGTAGTAGATAATGTTGATAAACAAACTGACAAACTTCAACCAAAGGATGAAGACTAGTTAGTTATTTTAGGAGTAGACTATGATAGTAATATCAGATATTGACAGGTATATTTCAACCACCTGGGGCGCATCAATCAGATTGGAAGCTGGCGTACCAAAAGAAGTTGGACAGGATTTAGGCTTATTGTGCTTACAAGAAGGTTGTAAAGAGCATAAACCACATTCAATCAAAGATAAAAAGCCAAGTGAACCTATTAGGGCTAGAGATGAGAAAGGACATTTTATTCCTGACGATCCCTCTACACCTGATATAAATGAAGCCTATGTAGATGGTAAAGCACCTGTTAAGAAAAAAACAGTTGCTAAGAAAACAACTAAGAAGAAAACTACTAATAAATAATGGGCACATTAACGGGCGCTAATCTAATATCTAGAATACAGGACACCCTGCAAGATACTACAGGTGTTCGTTGGGTTTCGGCTGAATTACTTCGTTATATAAATGATGCACAAAGAGAAGTTGTTAATTTTAAGCCAGCTTCCGCAGCTGATCATTCTAATATCCAGTTAGCTACTGGAACGGAGCAATCTATCCCTGATGTAGCAATGTCTTTAATAAAAGTAGTACGCAACATGAGTGCTACTGGCGGCAGTGCAACGGGTGGAAGAACTATTAGACTTGTGGATGTAGATATTTTAGATTCTATGGAACCTGATTGGCATAGTGCCTCTGTTACAGGAGACGCAACTCATGGTTCTATAATAAAACATTATGTTTATGATCAAGATGACCCTAGGAGATTTTATGTTTATCCAGGAGTTAAATCTGGGTCAAATGCTTATGTAGAACTTGTTACTGCTAGAAGTCCTACTGATTTAAGTGCTACAAGCAGCACTATTTATATAGATGATGTTTATGGAAATGCTTTAATAGATTATGTTTTATTTAGGTGTTACATGAAAGATTCTGAATTTGCAGGGAATGCGCAAAGGGCTAGCCAACATTACCAGTTATTTATGAATAGTGTGTCAACTGGTGTATCTGCCAGCAATTTAATTAACCCTAATTTTGATCGGTTTAAACAAAATATTGTTCCACCACCTACTCAAGAGATAGGAGTATAAAATGGCAGCTTTTGATTCACTAATAAAAGAAGTACTTCCTTACGTACCAAATTGCCCAGATTCTTTAGTAGAATCACATATGCGTTCGGCTACAATTGAGTTTTGTGAAAGATCAAAAGCTTATGTATATGATTTAGACCCTATTACAACTATTGGCGGTGTGTATGAGTATGAATTTGATCAACCAAGTGGGACAGATGTACATCAAATACTTTGGATGACTTATGATGGAGATGATTTAGATCCAATAAGCCCAAGAAGTTTAGAACTTAATTATCCTGATTGGAGAGATAGAACGGCTTTACCACAGGTTTATTTACAAAAAACAGCAGATGTTTTTTGGGTTATCCCAGTCCCAAATAGTGCTATTACAAGCGGGATCTTACTTAGTGTTGCTTTAAAGCCAAGTAGAACTACTAGTAATATTGATACTGCTTTTTCTAACAGCTATAGAGATGGTATAGTTTATGGAACTTTGTATAGGTTATTAAGAATTCCAGCAAAAGACTGGACTGATCCGCAAGCCGCAGCAGATTATCTAGGTTTGTTTAATCAAGAAATTGTACAGGCTGAATTAAAAGCTAGAGGCGGAGATTTAGGTGTACGTAGAGTTGTAAAATATAAAGGAGCAGGGATGTCTCCTCGTAAACGATATAAGAGATATGGTTCAGAGATTGACTATTAATGGAGTCTCTGTTGAAGCAATACCTGTAGATGAGATCCGATATGCATATGAGACAATCGAATCTGATCTACAGGTTATAAGGAAAAAAAGTTATTCTGACTGGATTCCAGCAGATATATATTTAGCATTAAGGAATAGCAATGCGACTTTATATATGTTTTATAAAGAAGACATATATATTGGGTTTATGGTTTGCTCTATAATAGCAGACCCTGGCGGCGAGCCAACACTTTTTGTCTGGGCAACCTACCAAAAACCAGAGTATAATTATAATAAAGTGGGGTTTACCTTTTTAGATAAACTTGCTTTAGAGAAAAATGTGAAAGTCATTGAGTTTCATACCAGTCGCCCAGGATGGGCAAAGACTGCAATCACAAACGGATTTAAACTAACAAGTTATGTATATAAAAAAGAAGTATGAGTAGTAAACCAAAACAACAAGATTACCAAGCTAGCGAAGCTGAAAAAACACAAGCTTCTGTAGCAAAAGAAGAAAAAAGCTATTTTAATAAAACTTATGGCCCTTTGCTTAGAGAAATGCGCGATGTGTCTATGCGAGAAGACTTAGGCGGTGTAGCCCGTGGCGTTGCAGGCGCTGACACTATGCAGTCTTTAACAGGCCAAGGCCCATCTTTAACTGGCACTAAGTCTGTAGATGAAGCCGCTGATTTAGCATCAGCAGCAGTAGGCCAAATGGCGGCTGCAAGTGCGCAAGGGTTAGCAGCTTCTAGACAACAGCAAACTGGAGTTTTAGGAACGGCACGGGGCCAAGCCGGTGAAGCTATGTCTGGGTTAGCAGCAGCTTCAAGAATTCAAAACACTAAAGATCTAGAAGCTGCAAAAGCTAAACAAATGGTTAGAATGGCGCAGACTGAAGCCGCAGTAAACTTAGGTAGTACTTTGTTTAAGCAGGGAGCAAAAAATTTAGGAAGTGGATCAAGTTTATTTGGTGGGACTACCTACGCAACAGACGCGGCTGGAAATCGAGTTGCAGCTACTGAGGCAAACCAGGATAAAAAGAATACTTGGTCTGACAGATTTTCAATGGGAATATACGGATAATGGCTTTAGCAGATTACAGTAATGCCCTTATGCCAGAGACTAGAGGTTTTTCAACTTCTACATTACCAAGTGTAGACGATCCAGAAAAAGCTTTTGCAGATATAACTCGTCAAGATTATGAAAACTACATACAAGATTATAGAGGATTTGAAGAATCATTAATTGACAAAGCAAAAAAAGATACGTCGTTAATAGACAGAGCTCCCGAAGACGCGGCTAAACAAGCAGGGATTGCAAAAGGTGTACAAGAAAGAAATATATCTCGTTATGGTGGTGCCGGATTGAGTATTGCTCAAAGACAAGAACAACAAAGAGCTTTACAAAGGCAAGGGCAACTTGGTTTAGCTGGTAGTTTAAACACGGCTCGTACTGCGCAAAGAGATATTAATCAATCAACTCTTGCTGATTTAATTAACATTGGGCAGGGTGTAAATAGAAGCTCTTTAGCTGGAATGCAAACAGCTTCGCAAAATGCTGCAGCAAAAGCTTCAGCTTATAAAAATGCAAAAGCGGCTCATACTTCATCAATGGTAGGCTTGGGCAGCTCGCTTGCAGCAACTGCTATTCTGGCGTTTGCAATTTAGGTAAAGATTATGGCAACAAATGATTTTGGTTTTAGTTCAGCAATGGCGAAGTTTGACAGCGCTTACAATCAAAAAGCAAATAGGCAATACACGCAAGCACAGACAAAAAAGTTAGAACGAGACAACTTACGAGAGGACTATCAAAACCTAAATAATGAAGTTCTAGCGCAAAACACTTTTTCAGTAAAAGATGGTGGTTTAGTAGCAAACGTGGATAAAATATTAAACCTTTCCCCACAACTTTTTGAAACTTTTATAAATGAGGGCAATCGACTTAGCGAATACAAAGATGCAAAAGGAAACACCGTTAAAGGACGATTATTAAAACCAGATGTATTTACTACAACTCTTCCTGACGGAAAAAAAGTTAAAAGATATGGTCTTAGAATTCAAGACATGGATGGTAATATAAAACCGGTTACTCAAATGCGTTCAACAGAGGAGGGTGACAACCCTCTTTTGTTAGATGCTAAGGGATTAGCAACTGTTTTTGAAGCACAAGGAATGAACTTATTAGCTAAAGGGGGCTTAAGTGGAGCTGCTTCTGGTTTGTTACAGGGATTAAACCTTGAAGAAAGCATGAGAGCAAAACTTCAAGAAGCGGGTGGTCAACTTATATCAGACCCAAACGCAGAATTAGGCCCTGGTGACATGTTATCGGGACTTACAGATATTAATGAGCAATTGGGGGGGTTAAGAAAAGACGATGAAATTGTAGATGCTAGCGGTGGTACGGATGTTAAGGACTTAAAGGGCGGGCAAGCAGGACCAGGACCAATAGCACCCATAACAAACACGCTCACCATGAAGGAAAGTAGCAACAACCCTAATGCTCTTTGGCAAAATGCAGAGACAGATACATTTAAAGACCAACCTCCTGTAACAGAACAGACCCTAGCTCAAATTTTAGATTTTACTAAAATAGATGGAGATTATGCTAATTGGTCTAAACAACAACCAAACAAAGCTACTGGAAAAACAGGAGATGTTCATACGCCCGTAGGAAAATACCAATTTGTAGGAAAAACTCTAAGAGACATTAAAGACAGAGGAGGTTTTGAAGAACTTGGGTTCGATGATACCACCGTGTTTACAGAACAAAACCAAGATAAGCTTTTTGAATGGTATATGAATGACACCATTAAAGCTGCAGGACCAAATGCTACTCAAGAACAAATTAGAGCCAAAATAAGAGGTCGTTGGGAAGGAATTAGCACCACAGACCAAATGAGTGATGAAGAATTAGATGGAATTATTTCACAAGTTCAAGCCGGTACTTATGCTTCAGGTGGTGATAGTACTCCAGCAGCTTCAGGTGGGTTTTATGTCTCGCCGCTTGGGGTATCAACCGCCGATGACCCACATGCAAAATTACCTATGGGCAGAAACCTTCTTACTTTTCTTCCTTCAGATCAGACAGGGCTGAGTGGTACAACCAAGGCTGGAGACCGTAATTTTGTTGGTGGTGGTACAGATAAGATCCCAGGTTGGAGTAAAGAGCAGATTGATAGTTATGTTACAAAAGAGGGGGAATTCCCTTTTCGTATATCAAAAGAACAGTTTCTTTCATTAAATGAAAACCAACAGAAAAAAGTTACTAGAGATGCAAAGAATTTAAGTGAGCAAAACATAAGACGGGGAACAGAACAAGTTTTATTGAAAGATGGGATGCGTGCATATAAACACCCACTTCGTCTTAAATCAAAAGGTGAAGGCCCTCAATTCTTTCCCTCTTTTGCATTTAATGCTAATGAGTTAGGACAAGAATTTGCTAAGTATCTAGACCCTAATCAAAATGCAGGCCTGGATGCAGAAGGCCTAGCTACAAAAAAAGCAATAATAGATTTGTATGGTGATCCGGGACCTTGGAATAGTTCAGGAAAAGTTCAAAAAATACAAGCAAAAGCTCTTGCAGAAAAGTTTGCAGCTAACCCAGAGAAGTTTGAAGAGTTTGGAGAAGACCCAATAGCTTTTGCTAGAAACAACCCAAATTTTTTAAGTGGTAAGACAGGACCTAAAATAGATCCTTTAGGTATAGCCTCTATAACAGGCGAAAGTATTAAAGGGGCTGAGTCAATCCCTTCTGATATTCCTACTACCTTAAAAGGAGCTAGGGAATGGTTTTCTGATGAAAAAAATGTAGACTTCTTAAGAAACCTAGACCCAAAAGCTACGGAAGCTGTGCAAAGCTTGTTGGAAGAAAAACAAATAAATAGCAAAGCCGACCTTATAAAGGCTGTTCAGAATAATATAATAAATGACGTGCAATTTAAACAAGCTGCACTTTTAATTGCATATTCTTATAATGGTGGAACCAATGTAACAGATTCATTAAACCTGTATCAGTCAATGGTTAATGATATGCAAACCGGCAACCCGGGTACAACAACAGACGATGTACGTAAGACGGACATTAGCGCAAGAGATTTAGCTCATAGAATTAATAAATTCCACACAGAACAAGCAAACACCTTCACGACAGAGTTAAAAGAGTTAAATGATGCAGCAGTAGTTCCAGGCTTCACTACAGGCTCTAAAAAATTAGACTATAGCACTGACAATGCAGTGTTTATATCAAAACTTAAACCAGCAATGACTACTTTCCTTAGAGTTATTAGATCAGGTGGAGCGGGAATGGATCCGGCTGTATACAGGGAACAGTTAGAGCTTATGGACGGAGTTATGGCAAAATCTATAGATGACGAGATTGGAGATAGTTCAGAAGGGTTAGTTGATTGGATTGGAGATCTTTTCCTTAGAGGGCAAAGAACAGAAACATTAGGTGGAGATTTTGCCAATTTTCACATTGTTTATGATCAAACAAAGAAAAATAAAAATGGTGACCCATTACCAATTCGTATTCAATTTACTAACACAAGGGGTAAGTACCAATTACCAGCTGATGAAAGTATGAGTTGGGAGGATTTTACTGCAAAAGTTGGTAATCCTGAAGTTGCAAATTATATAGAAGCACGAGTAAGAGGGAGCTAAGAAGTGGCTAAGAGAATACCACTGGCTTATAGACAGAGAGTTGGTCAAGAAGCAGATTATGAAGTACCCGGTGCTTATAGAGAACAAGCTTCTCCTGTAGCAGAAGTAAAAGACCCAATAAAAATCTTTAAAAGAGGTTTTCAAGCTGGCGGTTATAATGTAGCCGCTAACTTAAACTATTTTGCAGCTATTGCTAATTCAATAAAAGGTGACGAAGCTGCCATGCGTAATAACATTGCGCAAGCTGAAAGAAATGAAAGTTATTCTGGCGCTATTATGGAACCGGTTGAAGATTTTCATCAGTTTCTAGATGAGCCCACTTTCGGGGGTTTTATAAATCAAGTCTCAAGTGCAACTGGACAATTTGGTCCTTCAGCTATTAATAGTTTTATTTCTGGTTT